CTCAAAGACAGTCTAATATGTTGATTCCTCAGCATAAGAGAATGGCAATGGGACAGAATGTTTTGTTAGCAAAGGGCGGAAGAGCGCCTTCTACAACGGCTGTTAACATTGACATGGGCGCACCCAAAACCAAGACTATAAAAGCTCGCGGCATGGGCGCTGCAACTAGAGGTGGAAATTTTAGGGAAAACACTTAGTGGCTATTGAAAAAGCGTTTTACACAAATGGAGCAGCTCCTCCTGCTGATGAATTAGTTACTGATGAATTAGTTATTGAGGTGGAAAACCCTGATTCTATTTCTGTGTCTACCGAAGACATGGAATTTGAAATGGACTTTGATCAGGATTCTGACACTCCGGGCCATTACGACAACCTTGTAGATTTTATGGATGAGTCTGAGCTGGATCGGCTTGGCAGTGAATTAGTGCATCTCTATGACGGAGATAAGGAAAGCCGTCATGACTGGGAAGAGTCCTATATCAAAGGACTCGACCTGATGGGATTCAAGTTTGAAAACAGAACATTGCCTTGGAATGGCGCTTGTGGAGTTTTTCATCCTTTGCTGGCTGAGGCGGTGGTAAGGTTTCAATCTCAAACGATTATGGAAATTTTCCCTGCTACTGGGCCTGCAAAAACCACTATTGTTGGAGAAATAACAGACGAAAAAGCCAAACAAGCAGAACGAGTGCAAGCTTATCTTAACTACTTGATGACCGATAAGATGAGTGAGTATCGAACAGAAACAGAAAAGTTATTATTTTCTTTGCCCATAGCTGGGTCTGCTTTTAGAAAAGTTTATTTTGACCAGACCTTGGGCCGTCCTTGTTCCATGTTTGTTCCGGCGGAAGACTTTGTAGTGAATTATGGTGCTTCTGATCTGGAAACAGCAGAGCGCTGTACTCATGTAATGAAGGTAGAGTCTAACGAAGTCTTAAAATTACAACAAAGCGGCTGGTATGCAGATATTGAATTGCCAGCTCCAGCGCCAGATACCACTGAAATTGCTGCCAAATACAATAAACTTACGGGTTCTAACCCAAATTATGAGGTAGATCAGCGTCATACTCTTTTAGAGATGATGGTTAATGTAGACCTGCCGGGGTTTGAAGACCTAGAAGATAGCGAACCCACCCATATTGGGCTTCCCTATATCATTACTATTGATAAATCGTCCAATATCATTCTTTCCATTCGGAGAAATTGGAAAGAAGAAGATGAATTAAAGTTAAAGCGTCAACATTTTGTCCATTATCAGTATTTACCGGGGCTGGGATTCTACGGATTTGGCCTAGTTACCATGATTGGCGGCTTAACTAAGTCAGCAACGTCATTATTGCGTCAACTAATTGACGCTGGCACTCTTGCTAACCTTCCGGGCGGCTTAAAAACGCGAGGATTGCGTATTAAGGGAGATAGTTCTCCAATTATGCCGGGAGAGTTCCGCGATGTAGACGTTCCGGGCGGAGTTATTAAAGATAATATCTCATTTTTACCCTATAAAGAGCCGTCTGCCGTACTTCACACCATGTTGCAAGAAATTGTGGAGGATGGTCGGAGATTTGCCTCTGCTGGTGACGTAAAAGCGTCTGATATCAATGGCGAAGCGCCAGTTGGCACGACTTTGGCTCTTTTAGAGCGCGAAATGAAGGTTATTAGCGCGGTTCAAGCGCGTGTTCATGCGGCAATGAAGAGAGAGCTTAGAATTCTCTCGGATATCGTAGCTGAAGACGGGCCGGACCAATACCCCTACGGAAGCAAGGGGAACGAGATTACCCGTGAGGATTTTGATGATCGAGTAGACATTATTCCTGTTAGTGATCCAAACGCAGGCACAATGGCTCAAAGAATTATGCAATACCAAGCTGCTTTGCAGTTGGCGCAGCAAGCGCCGCAAATGTACAACCTGCCGTTATTGCATAGGCAGATGTTGGAAGTGCTTGGAATTAGAGATGCAGACAAGATCATACCAAATGAAGATGACATGAAGCCTACCGACCCAGTTTCAGAAAATATGAATGTTATTATTGGCGACCCAGTCAAAGCGTTTATGTATCAGGACCATGAGGCACATATTGCTATTCACATGGCAGCAGCACAAGACCCTGAGATAGGGGAAAAGCTCAATATGTCTCCTGATGGAGCAATTAAGCAAGCAGCATTAAATGCACACATAGCAGAACACGTTGCGTTTAAATATCGTAGAGATATTGAACGAGAGCTGGGAGTTCACTTACCGGAGATTGATTCAACTCTGCCAGAAGATGTAGAAGACAGGCTGGCGAAGATGATTGTCCCTGCTGCTGAACAACTAACCGGGAAAGCTCAACAACGTATCGAAGCTGAGAAAATGGCGGAACAAGCCCAAGACCCAGTTCTTCAATTACAACAAGAAGAGCTAAGCATTGAAGCTGAAAAAGTTCAAAGCAAAACCAAAGTTGACATGGCTAGAATTCAAGTCGATTTAGAAAAGGCTGTGGCTAGAGATGAGCTTGAAAGAGAAAAGTTAGCAATGGATCAAAAAATTGAAGGGGCTAAACTTGGTGTTAAGATTGCAGAAACAAATAGTCAGGAAGAATTGGAATCGAAAAAAATTGCTTCCAAAGATAAGCTAGAAGGGGCTAAACTTGGCGTAGCAATTGCAAAAGAACTTATGATCGATGAAAGAACTAAAGAGATAACGGATCGGGACAATGAATGAAAGTGATATTTTAACGCGCCTTCAAAAAAAATTGCGCGAAGTGATGAATGATACTGCTGATCATATAAGCGCTGACGGATGTAAAACTTTAGAAGAATATAAAAAATGCTGCGGGATTATTGAAGGTCTTGCTTTGGCAGAAAGAGAATTACTCGACATGGTAGAAGCTGACGAGGAAAACTAATCTCCGCATACTGCGGTGCAAAGTGACTCTGGACACTTATTTCCAGTGCAAGGAAACACTAATGACAGAAGCATTAGCAGAGGTAAGCTCGGTAAACATAGAAACCGAAGAGCCGGAAGATTTAGAAGGTAGAAAAGCTCGTCAAGTCCCAGACCCAAAAGGGTATAAAATACTTATCAATTTGCCTGAACCTGAAAAGGCCAGCAAAGGAGGTATTCTTAAAACCCAAGAAACTATTGAGTTAGAAGAAGTTGGCTCTATGGTTGGTTTTGTTATCAAGATGGGACCGGATGCTTATAGAGATAAGAAGCGTTTTCCTGATGGGCCTTATTGCAAAGAAGGTGATTTTATTATTATGAGATCATATTCAGGAACTCGATTTAAAGTTCATGGCAAGGAATTTCGGCTTATTAACGATGACAGCGTAGAAGCTGTTGTTGAAGACCCAAGAGGAGTGATGAAAGTATGAGTAATGCAGAATTCACTGAAAGCGAAACATCTTCTGATGATCAATTTTTTGGGAAGAAGTCGCGGGTTAACGAAGAGCCGATAGAAGATTCGTCAGTAGAAATTATTGATGATATGCCTGAAGAAGACCGCAAGCCTGCTCGACAAGATGCGGGTGGCGACTACGCTGATGATGTTACTGAAGATGAGCTGAAAGGCTACAGTCAGAAAGTTCAAAAGCGCATTGGTAAACTGCGAGCCGTAAATCATGCTGACCGCCGCAAGCGGGGAGAAGCTGAGCGGGCGCTGCAAGAGCATGAGAGAGTTACTCAAAAGCTCCATAACGAAAACCAGTCTTTAAAGAAACTGTTACGCAAAGGCGAAACAGCTATTCTTGATACTGTGCAGAAAAAAACCAGCCTTGAAATGGCTGCCGCTGAACAAGATTTTAAAAATGCTCATGAGGCTGGCGATACAGCACAAATTGCCTCTGCTCAAAAAGCATTAACTGACACTCAGATTCGTCAGCGTGATATAAGTAACAGGTCTCAGCGTCTTAAAAAAGCGCCCCCTGTTGAAGAGGCACCTCCGCCAGTTGCTACGCGCCCTCGTTTAAGCGAGAAGCAGGAAGATTGGCAAAAAGAAAATCCGTGGTTTCAACCCACGTTTACGGACGGGCAGCAGATTCCCGCTCTTCATAAAGAAATGACAGCAGTGGGTTATGCGATTCATGATACTCTGACCAAAGAATTACAAATAGACCCTATTGGCGATGAAAATCGTTATTATTCTGAAATAGATAAAAGAATGCGAGCTAGATTCCCTGATTATTTTGGGGAAGAGGAAGCTGTTGAAGAAGTAACAGTAAGTCGTTCTGCTTCCGCCCCTCGTAGTAACAGAAACGTGGTTGCGCCCTCTGCTAGAAATAACGGGGCGAGAACACGCAAACTTAGACTTACCACATCTCAAGCGGATGTCGCTAAAAAGCTTGGGATAACCAATGAACAGTATGCTACTGAATACGTTAAAATGTAGGAGCGAGCAATGTCCGAAGAAAATAGCGCAACCGAGGTGGATACCACCGACCGCTCAGCAGATGAGCGCAGCAATGAAACTAGGCCAAACGATTCGTGGCGGCCTGCTACCGCACTGCCCACTCCCAACCCTATAAAGGGATGGAAGTTTCGCTGGGTTCGTACCAGCTCTCTGGGGCAAGCGGATAATACTAATGTCTCGCAAAAAATGCGTGAAGGATGGATACCTGTAAGAGCAGTAGACCATCCTGAGTTACAAGTTATGTCTGATGTGGGTTCCCAGTTTAAAGGGAATGTTGAAGTTGGAGGTCTTTTGCTTTGTAAGATTCCTGAAGAGGAAATTATGAAGCGGAGTAAATATTATTCTGACCTTGCCAAAAATCAGATGGAAGCTGTTGATCAAAGTTTTATGCGAGAAGAGAATCCTGTTATGCCTCTTATCAGAGATAGGTCTAGTAGGACAACTTATGGTAGAGGATAGTTCTGTTTAAGGGGCTGTCTTCATTAATGACATAGGAGATTATTATGTCTACAACTGCAACCCCTATGGGAGCAGAACCAGTTGGCGGTTTAAGCGCTTGTGGTTCTTTTTCCGGCAAGGTTCGACATATCAAGATAGCCAGCGCTTATGCTGCCACTATTTTTTATGGCGACTTTGTCAAGTTAGTAGCAACCGGAACTGTCGAGAAGGACACTGGTACGGCTACTTTGACTCCGGTTGGTATATTTATGGGCTGTTTTTACACAGACCCAAATACTAGCCAGCCAACTTTTAACCAAAGCTGGCCCACGGGTACTGTTGCGTCTGACGCAATGGCCTATGTGTTAGATGACCCAGACGCTGTATTTAGAATGCAGGGAAATGCGGCATTGGCACAAACCACGCTCGGCAATAACATTGCCGTTGTTCAAACAGCAGGTACTGTTCAGGCTGGTCGTAGTCACAATTCGGTTAACGCCGGAACTGCTGCTACTACTAACACTCTCCCTTTAC